ATACTTCCTCCTATGCAGTCTAATCGTTTTACAAATATTGTACAAACATATTCTCCTCGAAAATTCTATGGTTTAAAGGATACTCGTGATCACCTTGGTGAATTAGGTGCCGGTGTTGGTGCTGGACCAACACTCGGAGCATATTTTATATGCTTTTTATCTAATGCGGATAATTCGTCTAATGCTATTTCTATACCAATGAGAGCTATTGTTGATTATACTGTAATGTTCTATGACATTATTGATAATGTCACTGCTTCGTAGAGTAACCCAGTAAAGGCGAAGCCTTTACGTCAGGGTTACTCGTGACGTAGAATAAAATACTTTTTAAGTAAGGGGGATAGATAAGATTTTTTTTTTATTTATACTTCAATAAAATGTTCTTTAGCGTCGTTATAATTATTAAATGTTATTTTTGAATCTTCAACGTTCATGATGATCCACTCTTCGACTCTTCTAGCGAATGCTGGGAAGTATGCGTTTTTGTACCATCGTTCTGGGATAGCATTGGTGGTAATGATAATTTTCTTCGAACGAAATTGGATGAATCCGCCCTTAGTCTCCGTTTGGAGCGGATACCTATCTCCGAGTCGGAGGAGCGTGTCCCATGGTAGCCATCCGTAGAATTCATCGAAGATGACGTATTCTTCGCCTTGATATCCATTCCACCAAATATCTTTAGATTTCCAATACGCTCCTGGATAATTTTCCATAGCATAGCGACTCTTCCCAGTTCCTGTAGGTCCCTGAATAACAATAAATGAAGTTGGTTCACTTCTCTTAGGAGTAATCAACAAATTATATCTTTCGAATGACCTATAGTATCTACACCATATATCGAAGTATTTATCTGCGATTTCTCTTTCATCAGCGCCCGAGGATAGAAGATCCTTGACGTCTTCTAACCTCTCCTTCAATGAAACTCGTCGAGGGTTCTCGCATTCTTCTATCAAATTTTCTACTGTTTTTTCGTAATTGTACAAGTGGACTTGAGGTATCGTAATCGGATTCTCTGTATTTCCATCGGAGGCTGTTCTTCTGTCCTCCATATTCTGGATATAATCTTTTAGGCAATATAGGATCGCTTGTTCCCTTTTCCCTCGACGACGTTCGAGGTGAGCTCTGGGCATATTTTTCCTTAGGAAAGAAATCCTTTGTGATTTCTTCAGTTCCAGATATCCCTGAAAATGGGGGGTCCCTGACTCCCCAACCTCCTTCATATAAACCGCGAATTTCACGTTTTCCTTCCATTTTGCGTCGTCGAAATCAATTAGCGCTGTTGGGTTGTTCAATGTAAAACACCAATTGGCACTAGCGCTCATAGCTGTGTCTGGCAAAAAGCAGAATAGTATTACCTGCTTTTTGCAAAACTACGACAAATGACTGGCTGTGGTGAAACCGTCATTTTCTATTTTGATGCCCCGCGGTATAGTGACACCAAGTAAGCGCAGAAGAAGCCGGAGCAAGTCGCGTCGCCGCTTCCGGAGGCGAGGTTCTAAACGAATGGCATCCACCAGAATTTATCGGAGACTTCCGATTGGTGGATTTCGTCCGCACCACGTGGTTAAACTCAGATACTCTGATGTTTTTAATTTGGATCCCTCGAGCGGAGGCTCGGGGACTCAAGCATACGTATTTGCTGCTAATAATATTTTTGATCCTGATACGACGTCAACTGGACACCAGCCTTTATATCGTGATACTTGGGCTGGTATTTATAAAAGTTATATTGTACTTGGTGCGAAGATCAGATTAGTGGTTCAACCGACACAGAATGTGGCTCTTATCAATTCTGCTGATGTTGTTGCTCAGACAACTGGATATACGGCAGGGGTACTGCTCTCAGATAGTTCATCTGATTATCCTATTTCAACTAATACACTTGTTGAAATTGGCGATCGACGGAGATGCAAGTTTAAAATACTTCCTCCTATGCAGTCTAATCGTTTTACAAATATTGTACAAACATATTCTCCTCGAAAATTCTATGGTTTAAAGGATACTCGTGATCACCTTGGTGAATTAGGTGCCGGTGTTGGTG